AAGTACCTATACCACAGTTCAATACTTTGGCGTGGTAGGTGGTTCAAACACAGTGTCGGCTCAAAACAAAGCCAATGGAGATTTCCCCACAGTACAAGTACGTGTTTACATCACTGGTGGCTCGGAAGACAACGGCTTTATCATCACACAAAAAGGTGCCACAAAGTATCTGGTGGCCGCAGTTACACCAATCAATGCCACAGCAATGGTAGCGGGCAATACATATCGTATTCTAACAACTGGTACCACCCCTTGGTCGGTTAGCGGTGCTCCTACAAGTGGAGTTGTGATTGGCGATGTTTTCTATTGCACAGCAGTGGGCACAGGATCTGGTACAGTGCAGCAAGTTGGTGTTTGTCAGTTGTCAAACGAAGCTGATGCTGGACTGACTGCTGGTAACATGACTATCAGCATGGACATTGGCGACAGTCAAGTCACACGTATCAGCAAACTCACCAACAAGTATGCACTTGACTGGACCGGTGGTGATACCTACTCCGCCAGTGCAGTATTACAGCGTATTCGTTATTTGGCCAACTTCTTTGATCAAGGCGAAACTGCTATCAAGTCTGGTACAACTGGTACTGCCAATGCTACTGGTCAACAAAACTTGTTGACACTGGCACAATTAGAAAACTGGGATGCCTAATTAATTTTAGCAAATCCAAGATCCTCCCTGGAATACATACAGGGAGGATTTTTTTATGACTGTTGCTTTTGCATTGGGAAATGGTGTTAGTCGGCGAGCTGTTAATTTACAAAGATTAGCAGAACTTGGATCAGTGTATGGGTGCAACCGCCTGTATGAAGAATTTACTCCCACTGCTCTAGTGGCAACTGATCGCCCCATTGCCACTGAAATACAAGAATCTGGATACAGTGGACGAAGTAGATTTCACACACGACAGCCTATTCCTGGACTGGGAGCGAAACCTGTGCCCAAGCCTTACTATGGATCAAGCTCAGGTCCTATCTGTGCCAGCCTGGCTGCACTTGACGGGCATGAGTGCATTTATCTCTTGGGCTATGACATGGGACCAGCGGAAAATGGGTTATTCAACAATGTCTATGCTGACAAGCCTTTGTACAAAAAAAGCACAGATCAACCCACTTATACTGGAAATTGGATCAAACAGTTGCGTCAAGTTGTAAACGATTTTGGAGATCGCCGATGGATCAGAGTCTGTGGAGCTACCACAGCAAAAATACCAGAATTAGAGAGTTTGGCTAGTCTTGCCCACATGCCCTTGGTCCAGTTCCTAGAACTCATAAATAATGGAAAGGATCTGTAAATGTCAACTGTCAAACGAATAGATGGCGGCGGTTATACCATTGAAACAGTAGGGGCGTCTGATAATGTGTTTATCAACAGCAATTCCCTGCTGGTCAGTAACACTATTGTAGCCAACTCAATTCTAGCCTCAGGAGTAAGCGCCTTTACTTCTAATGTCTCTGTGTCTAATGTCAGTGCCACTGGGCGAGTCACAGCCGCTACATTTGTTGGCGATGGAACTGGACTCACTGGTATTGCTGCTGGCAATGCGTTGGGTAATATTGTTTCATATGGTACTTCAAATGTTGCCATTCCTGTGTTGTCAGGTAATGTTAGGGTAGCAGTGGGCGGAGTTGCCAATGTTGCGGTGTTTAGCCAGACTGGCGTAGCAGTGATTGGAACTGTTGAAATCACAGGTGGGTTGGGTGTAAGTAGCGGATTTTATGCAGCCAGCAATATGACCACTGATGGAAACTTTTCTGCCGCAGGAAACATAACCTCAACTGCCAATGTACAAGGAAACTATATTCTTGGCAATGGTGCGTTGTTGTCTGGTATTTCAGCAACAACATCAAACATCAACAACGGCACCACCAATGTAAGGATTGATGTTTCTGGTGGAAATGTTGCTGCCAATGTAGGTGGAACCGCTAATGTGATGGTTCTTAGGTCTACCGGTGCTTACATCACTGGAGTTATTTCAGCCAGTGGAATTGTAACCACCACTGGAAATATCAATGGTGGAAATTTACTTGCTTCAGCAGAAATAACAGCAATTGGGAATATCACAGGCGGTAATTTGAGTACTGGCGGTTTAATAACTGCCACTGGTAATATCTCCACTTCCGCAAGAGTATCAGCAGCAAACATATCTACTACTGGAAATATAACAGCCGCAGTCACAGCAAATATCAGTGGTGGTAATCTTATTGGAATAACGTTAGTTCAGGGCGGCACTCTTAGTGCAGTTGGCAATGCTACTGTGGCAGGCAATATCACTGGCGGCGGATCTATCAGTGCACCTGGTAATATCACCGGCGGCAACTTGCTTACAATTGGTTCAGTGTTGGCCACTGCCAATTTAAGTGCAACTGGCAATGTGCAAGGCACATATATTTTAGGTAATGGTGCATTGTTGACTGGTGTTGTGACAGGCGGCGGCGGAGCTGGCAATCGTGCCAATGTCAACGCCACCACTGCAAGTCTTGCCAACGCGGCAGTCTACAATGGCACGGTAACTTTGGCCAAAGGTTACACTATCTACAAAATTACTACTTCAGCAGCAAGTTGGGTTAGAGTGTATACCAATGCTGCAGCCCGCTTATCTGATGCCAGTCGAAGTCAAACCACAGATCCTCAACCTGGTGCAGGGGTTATTGCTGAAGCAATCACCACTGGTGCAAATGTTGTTGTAATGAGTCCGGCAACAATTGGGTTTAACGATGAAAATCCAGTCAGTAACTCTATTCCTATCACAGTGACAAATCTCAGCGGCAGTACTGCTGCTATCACCGTGACATTTACCTATCTTGGATTAGAACTCTAACATGGCCGTTAATATTACTAACGACATAGAACAACAATTATTGCAGTCACTGGGAGAAAATCCTCATCCAAATTTAATTGGAGAATATGCTCGGCAATATCTTGATGTTCATCCAGTCGCCGCACTAGACATTGAAGATCGTGTTAGATATGTTGTGACTCTTCACAGCATTGATGATCAAGATAATTTTTATGATGAAATGGAAAGTGTAGGAACTCGTGGATATGCTCCGGATCGAGTAGTTGAATGTACTGAACGTATGCCAACTCTTCGTAGCACAACATATCTGCTATCAACAATAGAAGCAGCACATCTAGAATTAGATCCTAGGGTAATGGCAGTTGAGTCACACCCTGAAGTATCAGGTATTAAACCCAAACCACTTGGCTATGAATATTCTGCAAATTGGAATAAAAGCAGCGTAGTATCTTCAGACATGAAAAATTGGGGGTTGCTACGGGCAACCAACCAAGCACAGATTCCGGGGTGGGGTACCAACGGTACCCCCAATCAAGCAGCTCAAATTGTCACTACCAGCACTGGTAAAAATGTTGATGTTGTAGTGTTTGATGGAAACATTTTACCAGGTCATCCAGAATACGCAGTCAATGCTGATGGCACTGGTGGCAGTCGAGTAAATCAAATCAACTGGTGGGCTTATAACCCACAAGTCACAGGACAGGCCGCTGGAACTTACAACTATTCTGCTGGCGATGCTGGTAACAATGGGCATGGTATGCATGTGGCAGGAATCATGGCCGGGAACACACAGGGATGGGCTAGAGATTCTACTATCTACAACATCAGTCCATACGGTGAACAGACCAACGGATCAACCACTCCAACACTGGCGCAACTTGTGGCCTACATTAGATACTGGCATAACAGTGTCAAGGGAATTAATCCTGCCACTGGCAGAAAAAATCCCACGGTGGTAAACATGAGTTTTGGCTTGTTTTCAAATTACTTTGTTGGCCCATACGGTAACGGGACAACTTTTCCTAATATTAGAAATTTAAATTATCGAGGAACGGCCTCTAGTTACCCAGCATCTGCTCCAGCAGGACAAACTGCTCAACAAGCCACATACAATGGCAATTGGTCCGCACAAAACTTTTTAAATGCTGGCTTTAGCTTGTACCCATCATATTATAATCTGTATGGAATAGCATTGATTTTTTCTACTGGACAAGATACTGCTGGCAATCAGGCAATTGTTGACAGCATCACTGCCGATGAAGGTATTATTTGGTGTGCAGCGGCTGGAAACAGCTATGATTTAGCCGGTATGAACAGTGACAGTCTTGACTACAACAATACCAATAATAAATTATATGCTGTATTTGCTGGTGTAGTTCCGCTTTACACCAACTATTATCCATATAGATTGCCTACTCCGGCATTTGCAGCCACTGGTACTCCAAATGCCAATGATTGGAAAAAAGTCATGGTCACAGTGAATGTTGGCGCAGTGGATGACGAAGGAGTAGATCTCACGTCCAGTGTAGGCAGTGCCTGTGACGTGTGCAGTCCGGGCACCAATATCATGAGTGCTTACAACAGTGCAGGAGTCGCAGATCCTAGAAATGCTGCCTACTATCTAGAAAAACTAACTGGAACCAGTATGGCCAGTCCTCAAACCGCTGGGTTAATAGCCTGTATGATGGAACAATATCCAAACTCCACACAAATGCAAGCAAGAACATACATCAAAAACTTTGCCAACAACGGAGTAATGTATGATGCCAACATTCAATGTCCGCCCAACAATCCTATTCTTAGCCTGCGTGGTGCACCAAATCAAGTATCAACCTATTATCCTGATCGTCCACCCACCGGAAATCCATGGCCACAATCAAGATTTTGGCTAAGACCCACTAGCGGTGCCGTGTATCCACGTCCCACAATCCAACGCCGAAATGTAGTCTAAGTTTTCCGCTAAATATAGCAGGGAACTAATAAATGTCACAGATAATCATTGATATTGGTGCAGCGCCAGATGACGGCCTAGGCACTCCACTACGCACAGCATTTTCAGACATCAACTTGATGTTCACTGAAATCTAC